TTATTTTTCGTCGGAACTGGCTGCCGTGAGCTGGCTCACGCCGATCAGAGCGCCGACGAACAATCCGACCGCGTTGATCGTGGTCACGATCTCACCGCAATGAGGCAATCCCCACTGCGGGCCGACCGCGCCGACCAGCCACGCGACGGCCGGCAAAGCGATCAACGCGAGCCACTTGAGCGCCTGATACGTCTTGTTTGGCAGCAGGTAGCCATTGGTATTGGATTCGTCCATTCCACACCTCCTTAAAATTCGAGGCCGGTCAGTGCAAGACCTGACCGGGATAAATCGTGTACGGGGCACGCAACCCGTTGCGTTGGGCCGCGGCCGGCCAGCCGGAACCGTAGATCTTCCACAAGCTCTCGCCTGCTGTGACCACGTGGGACGCGCCGACAGTCCGAGCGCCGACGTTGGAGGCCGTGGAGCCTCCGTAGCAGACGCGCTGACCCGACCAGATCCGGTTGATGTTGCCGCTCGGCACGCTCCATGCGCTGGCCGGCGTGCGGCCGGTACGGCTGGCGATCGCTCCCATGGTGTCGCCGGAGCTGACCACTACGCAGTAGCCGGTATTGCCAGATGGCGTCGTGACGCCACTGCCGGACAGTCGCCGGTTGACGATGGCCATGACCTCCGTGTAGCGGCTGCCGAGCAGCTGACGGCGTTGCGGGTCGTTGCCGTACTCGCCTCGGATCACGGCCGAGGCGAGTGTGTTCGCGTCGGCGACCGGGGCTCCGTTGGTCTTGTTGTTCGGCGGCGGCGTGGTCGCGTTGGACGTGACGGAGGATGCCGGAGCGCCAGCGTACTTCGCCCAGGTCACGGCGTCGCCGTAGAACCAGTTGACGTCCACCGCGCCGCCGATGCCGCCGACCGCGCCGGAACTGGAGTACTGCCACGCGGCCGCGAACGGCCACGGGTTGACGGAGTACGGGACGGCTCCAGGATTCCGGAGCCTGTCACCGGCATAGCCTCGCGGATAGCCCGCGACCCACAGTCCGGCGTTCGTGGCCACGACGGCCGACCAGTCGCCGGTCGGAATCATGGCCGCGCTCATGTAGATCATCGGGTTGACGCCCCACGTGGCCTTGACGCGGTTGACCCAGCGCAAAGCCCACCATGTCTGCTTGCCCCAATATCCGCCGGGAGCGGAAGGCTCCCAGTCGAGCACTGGGATGGCGCGGCCGACCATGCCGCGTGCCCGCGCCTCGGCCACGAATTTGTCGGCCTCGGCTTCCGGACTGCTGGTCTGTGGACTGGCGAAGTCGTAGGCGCCCTCGCGGATGCCGTTGGCTCGTGCGGCGTTGACCTGGCATGTGGCGTATGGGTTGACGTACCCCGTGCCCTGATTGAGCTTGATGAATGCGAAGTTGACGCCGGACGACTTGGCCTGCGCGCCGTCCCAGCAACCTTGATAGCTGGCCGTGTCGATGCCGGTGTCGGCCATCGCCGCCGGGGCGACCGCCATGGAGGCTGCGACGGCGAGCGCGGTCAGTAGCTTGCGCCATTGTCGGCGTGGATTCATGTGCTTGTGTTTCGGCTTGCCTTTGTTGAGGATGTTCAATTCCTCTCCTTTCCTTTGTCCGTACCGTCCGCCTTGTACGGACGGTGTGGAAATCTTTTGAATCTTTCAATCTGTGTTCGCGATATGCGCGTCACGTATGTCTTGGATCATCGAGGTTCCGGTTCCATTGCCGCCCAGACCGTGGTAAGCGGCATATATTCGTTCCGCGCTTTGCTTCAACGGAATGCTCGCAACACCACCTGCATCGACCATCTGACGGTGCAGAGCCTCGAGTTTGCAGAACAACAGTTCCCTGACGCCCTCATGCAGTGGATCGTGACGTTGGTCGACCTTGCTCAGAATCCAGGTGACGAACACGCCGCTGCCTCCGCTGCCGATGATGGCGACAACGATTGCGACGATGGTTTCCTGGCTCATTGGGAATCCTTCCGAAAGGAAAATCCCACACGTGGCTACCGTTGGAAGCCGCGATAACCACGTGTGGGATTTTGGAGGTTGAAATGTTGTTGGGAACGTTTGTGAATGAGGTCTGGTGGCCCTCCTGCGGGAAGCTCCGCGAGTGCACGAGGGTGGGCTACGAGTCGGCCTACCGCTGCCACATCCAGCCGAAATGGGCTGACGCCGACATGGAGTCGATCACCGCGAACGACATCGAGGAGTGGCTCGGCTCGTTCAATCAGGCCGGCGCCGCGCGCAAGGCGTGGGCCGTGCTGCGGGCGATACTCCGACTCGCCTATCGCAAGGGAGTCACCGACAATGACGTGACACGTCGTGAAATCAGACTGCCGCACCTGCGGCGGTATGAGCCGCGCGTGCTCGACGCCAGACAGGTAAGACGGCTGCTCAAAGGCTTCTACGGTCACGCGTTGGAAGCCTGGTTATTGGTCTCCGTCTGCGCGGGACTGCGCCGATGCGAGTCCGTCGGCATTGAATGGGCCGACTTGGATTTACGCCGGGGAACCGTGACCGTCAAAAGGTCAGTGCAATGGGTCGCTGGACATGAAACGGTCACCGACCCGAAGACCGACCAGAGCCGACGGACGGTCGCACTACCACGGTTCGCAGTCAAACGGCTCGCGCAATTGCGCCACGGCAGAACCGGCAGGCTGGTCGGCGATCTGAACGCCAACCAGGTGGCAGCTCATTACACGTCATGGTGCCAACGCATGAAACTCCCCTGCGTGCCGCCAAGGAACCTCAGGCACACCTTCGGCACTCTGGCAATCGCTGCGGGAGCCGATATCTCAGTGGTCGCACGACAACTCGGTCACAGCGACATCAAGACAACCGCCCGCTACTATCTCCGCCCCGATTTGTCCGTGCTGAGAAGTCTGCAGCGGGCATGGGAAAGACTCATCATCGGAGCCGCGTAGCTTTCCGTAACCCTGTACCAGGATTCCAATTGGATCATCATGCGTAACGGCAGGATGATTTTGATCAAGTTCAGTGGGAAAATCGGTTCGGGCAGTTGGGATGCTGTTGAATGTCCGGCAAAGCTCGCGTCCTGGTATCGTCCCATCGTTGACTTGTCGACTGTCTGCCTTGTATCAAATGGGCAAACGGCGCGAAGCCTCACGGCCAGAGCTGATGGAACTATCCGAGTGGCGAACATGGGAAACGTTGGCAGCAATCAGGATTGCGTCGGCACGCTTTGTTTCCCAATCCCATGATTTCTAGCTTTCCGTAACCCTTTCCGCGCCGAACACGAACTGGAAAGTGGATTACCGCACCGCCTTGGTCGGCAGGATGCTTCTAGTCGCATTCCACGCCAATCGCCTCAACGCCGATTGGAACGCGGCGAAAGAGTGGGAGGTGTCACAGATTCTCGAACTCCCAGCCGGTTTGGAGGCGGCGTTCGAGGTACATTGCGCCGCAATATCCAATTCGAGCATCGGATTGCATGGCGTCGAAGTGCAGGTGGCGCGGCACACCATCGCCTTGCGTTCCTCGGGAAAGATGACAGTAAGCGCAAACTGGGGATGGGTCGAAGGCTGTATCACGGTGCCACTTGTCTAGGAGAACGTCACTCCACTAGGAATCGGCATGGAAAAACGCTGCATCAGAATGTTCTCCCTGCCAACTCCGCCAAGTAACGTAATACTGCCATCCGGATTCCAATTCGCTTGCTTGTTGTAGCGCGGATCCGCAAGACTTGATCCAACACATCCCAGTCCAATTGTGGCCGATGGACGTATCCCTGACTGATATAACCAGACACGGTAGTTCGAGATTTCGACGGTTGATTTGAAAGAGCTCAAATCGACATACAGCATGTTGCCCTTGACGGTAATCGTGTTGGATCCACCATATAGGGCGCCAACAAACGATCCTGTGTCCTGAAACTTAAAGGTAGCAGTGAGGGCTACGGAAAGCTATTCAGGCGAGAATGTAGGTCATCGTCCCGGAGAACGTGCCGCTGTTCTGCACCGCGCCACAATTGGCATAACGGAAATTGCCATTCGTTTCCAGAATGAAATCACGCTGGCTGCCACCATCACGCCCCGACCACGTACCATGCGTGACGACCGCAGGCCTCCAACCCTTCGGAATTGTACCGAACTGTCCACTGCCCCACGAGTCAGTGCTCGCGCTTTTCCAGTTGATGCTAATCTGCGCGATCTTGCCAGACTTCACGCCGGTCACGGTGCCATACTGCGATTTAATCAA